ATGGCAATGTGTGATGAAATCGGTTGTAACTATCTTTTCATCAACTCCTCAGAAGAAAGAGGTATCGATGTTCTAAGAACTAAGGTTGTGGGTTATGCGTCAACCGTATCGCTAACTGGTGGTCGTAAGGTTATCATTCTAGACGAAGCCGACGGTCTTACACCAGATACGCAAGATGCTCTTAGAGGCGTTATTGAAAAGTTTTCGTCCAACTGTTCTTTCATTTTCACATGTAACTTCAAGGCAAAGATCAAAGACGCTATTCATTCTAGATGTTCCGTCGTTGACTTTACCTTGAAGAATACCGAGAGACCTTCCATGGCCTCGAAGATGTTCAAGCGGCTACAGCAAATCCTAAATGATGAAGGTGTTGAATATGATAAGCAAGTCCTTGTCAAGGTTGTTGAAAAGTATTTTCCAGACTATCGTAGGACTCTCAATGAACTACAACGGTATTCTGTTTCTGGAAGCATTGATGCTGGTCTTGCTGCTCAACTTGACAGCGTTCGCAGCCTTGACGATCTAATCAAAGCACTAAAGGGTAAAGACTTTACCGCTATGCGTAAGTGGGTTGTGCTAAACTCTGACATTGATCCATCACGCATTTATCGTTCCGTGTATGATAACCTGTATGAGTATCTAAAGCCAGAAACAATACCTGCCGCTGTTGTTACACTGGCAAAGTATCAGTATCAGGCAGCGTTTGTTGCTGACCAAGAACTAAATCTGGTTGCTTGTCTAACTGAAATCATGATTGAGTGTGAGGTAAAATGAGCGATCTATTCAAGGACATTATACCATCTATTCTCTATACCAAAAATCATGTCCTTGAGAATGACAAGGACTATTCTGCTTTCGTAGTGAACCGGGCAATCTCGTTTCACTACGATTGCGTTTTACAAGCCAACGAAATGAACCAGTATCCAAGTCTTCCTGCTAACATGCAATATCAGTTTTTGCTAAATAGCATTAGAGGGTATAAGCGCCCTTTTCGTAAATGGGAGAAGCGTGAAACCATTGAAAACCTGGAAGCTGTGAAGGAGTATTATAACTACTCCAACGAAAAGGCAAAAGAGGCTTTGGTTCTGCTAGACGCTACCCAGATTGAAACTATAAAGAAGAAACTCAATAAAGGTGGCTTAAATGACAGCAAATCTAGAAGACTTCGTGGAAGTAAGGCTTCCTGACCCACAAGCCTTTTTGAAGGTGAAGGAGACGCTAACCAGAATTGGCGTGGCATCAAAGAAAGATAAGACTCTATACCAGTCTTGTCATATTCTACATAAGCAGGGTCGTTACTACTTGGTACATTTCAAAGAAATGTTTATGCTAGATGGCAAACCAACAGACTTCTCGGAAGAGGATCGTGGTCGTCGTAATACGATTGCCAATCTACTAGCAGAGTGGGAACTAGTAACTCTGGTCGACCCAGACAAGAGTAAAGAACCTCTAACACCTCTCAATAGAATCAAAATCATTTCATACATGGAGAAGCCAGAGTGGAATCTGGTTGCCAAGTATTCTCTAGGTAAAAAGAGACACGAAACAGAATAAGAAAGTGAGTTTATTATGACACAGTTGAAAATTTGGAAAACGCATCCTTATAATCAGATTCCAAAGAAGCAGACCGAAGGTTCTGCCTGCTTTGATTTACAGTTTCAGAGTGCCGGTAAGGTAGAGTATAAAGGCTTTTCACGAAGCAATAAAGCCTTTACTCGCCCTATGAGTGGTATGATTAGCATTCAGCCTGGTGATAGGATTATGGTTCCCACAGGTCTCATTCTGGACATTCCCGAAGGTTATTCTGTCCGTGTTCACGCCCGGTCAGGTCTATCACTAAAGCAAGGTCTTGTTCTGGCTAATGCCGAAGGCGTTATTGATTCAGACTATGTAGAAGAATTGATGGTTCTTATTTGGAATATCTCCGACAATGCCATCAACATTCATACAGGTGATCGTATCGCACAGGCCGAACTAATCAAAGACGAAACTTATTCTATTGTAGAAACCGCAGCACGACCTGGGGTAAAGACAAGTCGTGTCGGTGGTATGGGATCAACAGGTATTCAAGACGAAGGTGATACAGTTGTGATAAATATTCCACAGTTACAAGTTGTAGAAATGAGAAAAATAAACGAAGCCCCAAAGAGGGGAAGAGGACGACCTAAAACTAATGCCAAAAGTTCATAGAGTAACAGATCCTAGATTGTGTGGAGCCGTAACGGTTGACACAGGATTAAATACAAAAGTTCTCGCTGATAACTTGCTAGTAGCTGTTCAGGGAACACTAAACAGTCATATGAATCTTGGAGCATTGATATCTTTATCACCACAAAAAATTTTGGTACAAGGTATACCGATGATTGTTTCTTTGATGGATCAAGGCGCTCCTGATATGGTCAATCCTTTACTAACACATGTTGAGGGATTGCCTACGCCTGCTGGAGGTTCTAATAAAGTTACTGCATATGGTGGATTAGGTTCCTTCGGTGGTGGACTAGGTTCTTTTGGTATGTCTGGTATACCAGGTGTCGGTGAGATTATGCAGATTGGTTCGCAAGTCATGGGTCAAGTATCCAGAGTAGCAAATCAAGGTGGTGGTCAAGGTGTTTTGGTTATGAATAACATGACTTCGCAAACAGGTATTGGACCAGGATCAACTGTCACAAGCGCCAATACAGGAAGAACATTTACCTTTTCCGAGTATTATACATCTTGACAACCGCATAAAGTTTACTATATAATACTAGAATGATACCAAGAGGTATCGTTCCTTACTTCTCGCTAACTATAGGAGAAACACATGGGTAATAATAATCGTTCCACAGACCGTTTCTGGTTTGATCCTTTCACATTTGCTAACGACATTTCAAAGGGCGCTATCGGCTTTGATCGGGTGCTCCAGCAAATCGCCGAGGCAAATGAATATGTTCCAAAGATTCCATCTTATCCTCCATACAATGTAAAGAAGATTGATGAGGAACATTATGTGATCGAAATGGCTGTTGCTGGTTTTGGTAAGCATAACCTTGATATCGAACTAAAGAATGATGTCCTGTCTATTACAGGAAGCACTGAGGCAGAGGAAGGCGACTACCTTCACAAAGGAATTGCTAATCGTGCTTTCACTCGGAAGTTCACCATTGCTGATAAGGTCGAAGTCAAGAATGCGGAACTTGCCAATGGTATGCTAAAGATTTTCTTGGAGCGTTTTGTTCCAGAAGAGAATAAGGCCAAGAAGATTGACATTCTTGATCCGTTTGGTGTTCAGGAAGCAACGAAGCAATTTCTGACCGAAGGCGTAAAAAGTTGGACAGATGCTCTAACACCAAAGACTAAATAAGAATAACACGGCAGGGGCCTCTGCTTACGCAAGTCCCTGTCTTCTCTTTATGAGGTTATATTATGAAGCTAGTGATCGAAAAGCCTGTAACTGTAATCACGCCTACTATTGGTTCTCCAAAACTAAAAGATGCTATTGAGTCTGTAAGAAATCAGACATATAATTGTCAGCATCTAATTGTAATTGATGGTCCTGGATATTGGAAAGAAGCATCTAAACATATTCCCACTCTTGATGATAACACAAAAATGGTTGTCTCGCCAGAGAACACAGGCAAGACAGGTGGCAACTTCTACGGTCATCGCATCTATGCTGCCTATCCACATCTAATCAATTCAGATTACATTCTATTTCTAGACGAAGACAACTGGTATGAACGAGACCATGTTGAAACGCTAGTCAAGACTATTGAAGAAAAGGACCTTGACTTCGCTTATTCACTCCGTCAAATCTATTCTCCTGATCGCCGCTTCCGTTGTAATGACAACTGTGAAAGTCTAGGCAAGTGGCCAATCTTTATGTCTCGGAGTTCACCACATGGTCCGCAGTTTCTAATAGATACATCTTCGTTCTGTTTCAAGCGAGAGTTTATCCAGAAAACATGTCACTTCTGGCATACAGGATGGGGTGGTGATAGACACTTCCTCTATGCGGTAAAAGACCATGCTAAGTATGATACGAATGGCAAGCATAGTCTTTGCTATCGTTTAGATGGCAATCCTAACTCGGTGACAGAACAGTTTTTCATCGAAGGTAACAAAACACAAGAGCAATATTATGGAGGAAGATATCCGTGGCAAAAGATTTGATAGTTGGCGTAGTAGATAACTACGACTGGGACAAGATAAAGTATTGGTCAAACTCCATTGAGCAATCTGGTTTCGACGGATACAAGGCACTAATCGTTTATAATATGGATGCTGCTACAGCAAAGAAACTTACCGAGAAACAGTTTATGTTGATCGGTTGTAGCGAGTATGATGAAACTAAAGGTTTTGTGTTTGAGAACAAAAGCAACATCATGGTGGATAGGTTCATGTATATCCATCATTTTCTTTCTATGCTTCAAACTCCAGATGACGTGAATAGAGTTATCATCACCGATGTTAGAGATGTTGTGTTTCAGACTAATCCAACAACATGGTTAGATGAATACTTTATCCATGACGCAAACATTCTCGTTGGTTCTGAAAATCTAACATATGAAAATGAACCATGGGGAAAGAACAATATCAAGACAGCCTTTGGTGAATACTTCTACGAAAAGCATAAGGATCTTCCTATTTACTGTGCTGGTGTTATTGCTGGTGAGTTGAATGCTATAAGTGATTTGTGTCAGAACATTTGGCTTATCTGTCGTGGTCTAAATCCTCATGTCGAAGGTGGTGGTGGTCCTGATCAGGCGGCACTAAACATCATTCTAAATTTGGAAGTATATAGTTTTTCTACATACTTTTCCAGTCCCGCTTGTGCATGGGTGCTTCACGCAGGAACATCTATGAATGCCATCAAGGCTGGTTCTGGTGGTATCGGAGAAGAATATATTAGAAATCCTAATATGAAGATTGACTTTATAAATGACTTAGAATATACTGTCATAGATAATAAAGTATGTTGGACGGATAAACCGATTACAGTTCTACACCAATGGGATCGTGTTCCCGAATGGAAAAAGATGATTGAGGAAAACTATGGCGCTAACTGACGAAGACTTTATGACTATTGAGGAACTGGGTAGCAAGTGGCCCTATGATTGGGTTTCTACAAAAGGACTTGCTCCCTATATCAAACGACTTGGCGAGAATGTTACCGGTATTGAGATTGGTACCTGTCGTGCCGAGTCTACCGCTTATCTGCTAGAGAAGTGTCCAAACATTCAGCGTATCTTTACTATTGATCCTTACAAGGCGTATCAGGATTGGAATGGTGAGATTACACAGAATGATGTTGATAGATTTATGGATGCTGCCAAGAAGAACCTAGAGCCATATGGTGATCGGGTTAGGATGATTAGAGAAACATCCACAGAGGCAGCAAGTAACTTCACTGATACACTAGTTGACTTTATCTTTGTTGATGGCGATCATTCATACGAAGCGACACTAGCTGACTGTGAGGCATACTATCCATTTCTAAAGCCAGGTGGTTTCTTTTGTGGACACGATTATAGTTCTATCGATGCTGTTTATCGTGCTGTGAATGATTTCAGAGACAAGCACAAGATTACTTCACCTATCAATCTATCTACCAACTCCACTTTCTTCTGGTACAAGTAATGAAGATTTTACGACTAGGATTTTCTGATACATTCTCTACGGCTATAAACTTCTTTACCGAGGCACTGGGTCGTAGATTTCAGATTGTTCGTGACGATGAAAATCCAGAGTATCTAATCTATGGTGAAGGAGTCTATGGACATAATCACCGTAGATTCGGACCAGAAGTCACTAAGGTCTTTTATACTGGCGAGAATGTTAGACCACCATGGGGTGAGTGTCAGTTTGCTATGACCTTTGACCATGAGAATAGTTCTCGCCATTATCGTCTACCTCTTTATGCGATTGATATGTGGGGTGCGGTCACCGAAGGATGGACCAAAGACTATTATCAGTTGGTTCATCTGAATCATGATTATGAAATAGAATATGATACCAGAGGATTTTGTTCTTTCGTTGTATCTAATCCTAATCAAGAAATGAGAAACAAAGCATTTCATTTCATCAATGATTATAAGCAGGTCAACTCCGCAGGTCCTCATTATAATAACGTTGGCTATGTTTTACCAAGAGATAAACTAGTTCACAAGTTGATGTTTTTGGATAGATATCGGTTCAACATTTGTTTCGAGAATAGTTCATATCCTGGCTATGTAACCGAAAAGATATTGAATGCTCTACAGGTAAAGACTATGCCAATCTATTGGGGATCACCAACAGTTGAAAGAGATTTCAATACACGTGCCTTTATCAATGCATCGGATCATGGTGATTTCAACAAACTAGTAGACTATATCAGACATCTAGACTCGACCGCCGGCAAAAAAGAGTATCTAGATATTATTAGTCAGCCCGCCTTTAAGAATGATGTTCCTAACTGTTATACCAGTATGAATAATCTTAGCGCCTGGTGGGAAGCGTTCGTATGTGGAGATTGATATGAAGAAAGCTATTATAACAGGAATTACTGGTCAAGATGGATCATATCTTGCAGAGCTACTACTAGAGAAAGGATATGAGGTCTACGGTTTTGTCCGTAGATCATCTGTGCCTAACTTAAAGAATATTGAAAGTATCAGAGACAATCGAAATCTAACACTCGTATATAACGATCTGACATCACCTTCTTCTGTTATTGATAATATTCTGGATATAAATCCAGATGAAACATATAATATAGCAGCACAGTCGGATGTTAGAGTTTCATTTGACATTCCTGAATATACTATGGAATGTATTGCAGTAGGAACAACTGGTATTCTTGAAGCGTTACGTAAGATAAAGATAAAAGGTGGAAATCCTAAATTTTATCAAGCATCTACATCCGAACTTTTTGGTTTGGTTCAGGAGACACCTCAGAAAGAAACGACTCCTTTTTATCCTCGTTCGCCATATGGTTGTGCTAAACTAGCGGCGCACTGGATGACAGTTAATTATCGTGAATCATATGACATGTTTAACTGTAGTGGAATACTTTTCAACCATGAGAGTCCTCGTAGAGGTATTAATTTTGTTACTCGTAAGATTACACATGGCTTAAAAAGAGTAGCACTTGGAAAACAGTCTATTGTATCTATGGGTAATTTGGATTCACAGAGAGATTGGGGACACGCTAAAGATTATGTGAAAGCCATGTATATGATGTTACAGCATGATAATCCTGATGATTATGTTGTCTCTACAGGAGAACTACATACAGTTAGAGAGTTTATTGAGATTACAGGTAAACATTATGATATGGATATTGTGTGGCAGAATAAAGGAATATATGAAATAGGAATTGATCGTAAAAAGAATGTTCCTGTTATCAACGTTGATCCTTATTTTTATCGTCCCGCCGAAGTTCAGATCCTCTTAGGAGACTCGTCTAAGATTCGTAATAACCTGAGTTGGAGACCAGAATATGATTTTGAATCTCTAATTGAAGATATGTGTGCTAATGAAAAAGGTGAGTAATGTCTAATATATTATTTGTGGTTCATAGATATGCTCCTTATCCAGGAGGCAGTGAGATTAATGTCCAGAATATGGCCGAAGGTCTTCTTGCTCGTGGTCACGATGTTACTGTATTAGCAGAAACGCATAAAGGTGATTATAATAATGTCAAAGTTACAAGCGATTATCAAAGACTTGCTGATCCCTGGGATTTAATAGTCGTTCATGGAGGAGATGTTTATTATCAAAACATTGTTCATCTAAACGGTCGTAGAATTTCATCTCCTGTTCTTTATCTTATCATAAAGCCTAGCGAAACGGATATATGTATGCTAGGACTTCATTCGCATCGTTTTATAGGATACGGAATGACGGATGAAATCAATCACATTAAAAAACATAATGTGATTAAGAAAGCACGACGAATAAGATACGGCATAAGACATGAAGGAATCATTAAGACTAAATCTCTTTCAAGCGATAAGAAGATTTTTGTTTCCGCAGGAGGGTTTTCTACTCACAAAGGTATGAAACCATTGGCTGCCGCTTTTGAATCTTCTGATATACACAATGCAGAATTACATCTATACGGTTATTGTAATCAAGAACTAATGCCTAAACAGACGGATAAAGTCAAAGTCTTTTTCGGATTAACAAAAGACGAAGTATATCAGGCGATGGCAAATGCCGATGCATATATTATGAACTCTTATGATGATGGATTTGGACTGGTTTTATTAGAAGCGATGATGAATAAGACACCTTGGTTCGCTAGAGATATTTCGGGCGCCCATGATATGGCTCGTTGGGGAACCCTGCATAGCACCGAACATGAGCTAATGAATAATCTTCGCAACTTCGAACGTGATGATAAGAAGATTGAAGATGCCTACGATTATGTGATGGCAAATCATACCGTTCAGGATACCTGTAATGATATAGAAGACGTTTTGTTGGAGACTTTACGATGAAGGTAGCAGTTATTGGTGCAGGTGGTCATGTTGGCTTTCCATTCTCTTGTGTTATCGCTAATGCTGGTCACACAGTTTATGGTATTGATATCAATCAGGACGCTGTAGACTTACTAAACAGAGGCATTGTTCCTTACATAGAGGAAGGCGCCGCAGATATTCTAAATGAGAATCTACGAAAAGAGCGCCTACTATTTACAACAGATTTTGATTTCATCAAAGATGCTGACGTGGTTGCTATTATGATTGGCACGCCAGTTGATGGCGAAGGTAACGCCAGACTAGATGACTTATTCAACTTTGTTGATGCTACTCTTATTCCTCGCATGAAGACAGGTCAGTTGATTGTTCTACGGTCTACTGTATCACCAGGAACAACAGAGGTTCTTCGCAAACACATTTCATATAAGCATGGATGGGCAGAAGGAGGCGATTATCATCTTGTATTCTGTCCTGAAAGAGTTGTTCAAGGTAAGTCTATGGTCGAAACATCTAAACTGCCACAGTTGATTGGCGCATTCAATCATCATTCATTTGATGTTGCTAAGGACTTTTTTAGCACATTCATCAAGAATGAAATATTTTATCTAACGCCAAGAGAAGCAGAAGTTGGTAAACTCATGACGAACATGTATCGTTATGTTACCTTTGCTTTCGCTAACGAGTTTTGGATGATCGGAGAGAAACATGGAATCAACATTGACAAAGTTATTGACGCATGTAACCACGATTATCCTCGTATGTCTGTACCACACCCTGGTCCTAATGTGGGTGGTCCTTGTCTTTTCAAAGATGGTAAGTTTCTTCTTTCTGACATTCCTTTTGGCGATCTTATCAATACTTCGTTCCTTATCAACGAAGGCATGCCGGATTATATCTTCAATCGGATCAGAGAAATCAATCCAAAGGTAGATAAGGTTCTTATTCTAGGTGCGACATTCAAGAAAGATTGCGACGATACAAGAAACAGTCTATCATTCAAGATGCGTAAGGTATGTAAGAAGCACGGTGTAGAAGCATATATGGATGATAAGTTTTACATCGATAGTCTAGCAAAGTTTCCAGATGCTATCAAGTTTGATGCTGTTATTGTTATGACACCTCATACAGGAACGGAAGTTGATTGGCCATTAGACCAGTTTAGAAAAGATTGTATCATTGCTGATATCTGGAAGATGTATCCAGAAAGCAAACTAAGTAATACGGGCATTTATAAAGTTGGAGATGTGCTATGAGCGATGAAATCAAAAAGGCAATAGAGTTTGCTGTTATGAAAACCCTTCGTGAAATTGGATTAGAACAGTTCAAAAAGACTTCCTTTTTCGTCGGTAGTAAAAAGAAAAAATATAAGAAAGGATTATAAAATGCGAGTTCTGGTTACAGGCAGTGAAGGTTCACTAATGCAGGCGGTCATTCCGCTACTACTAAAGAAGGGTCATGTTGTTTATGGTGTGGACAATCTAGCCCGATACGGCGAGCGCCTAGGTATTGCTGGTAATGATTATCAGTTCATCAAGTGTGACTTGACTGATGGTATTAGTGTTTTAAAACTATTTGAACAGGTGAAGCCTGATTATGTTATTCAGGCGGCTGCTACGATCTACGGAGTCGGCGGTTTCAATAAGTATTGTGGTGAGATGTATAAGGACATTTCTTTACATGATAACGTCCTTCGTGCCGCCGCCGCATATAGTGTATTGAAGGTTATCTATATTTCATCTTCTATGGTCTATGAGAACTGTCCACAAGATATCGCATATCCTGTAAAAGAAGATATTGTTGGAAACTATCCTGCGCCTTATACAGATTACGGACTCTCAAAGTTTGTTGGTGAAAGAGTATCCCATGCTTATCATAGACAGCATGGTCTAAAGTATACCATCTGGCGCCCATTCAACATCATTACACCATATGAAAAGAGTGAATCCGAAGAAGTTGGTATCTCACATGTCTTTGCTGATTACATCAAAAACATTGTGATTGAAAAGAAGAAGCCGCTACCTATCCTAGGTGATGGTTATCAGATTCGGTGCTTCACATGGATTGATGAAGTTGCCGCTGCTATTGCTGACTATTCTTTCTCCGAAAAGACTGATAACAAGACTTACAATCTAGGTAATCCAGAGCCAATCTCTATGCGTGTTCTGGCAGAGAAGATCAAAGACATTGCTGCTAAGGAGTTTATGCTTCTTGATGATTATTTCTTGCTTTATGAAACGATTGGTGATTATACAAATGATGTTCGTGTTCGTATTCCAGATTGTGAAAAGGCGAAAAATGAACTTGGTTGGGAAGCACGAATGAAAGTTGACGACTCTATTCGTATGTGTCTAAAGCATGTTGTATCATAAGGAGAATAAAATGAGTTATGTGTGGCCTCTAATGAAAGATACTATTACGTGGAACGATAAGTTGGCGATGATAAAGTTCATCCTTACAACAAAACAGTTCACAAATGGTCCTCGTGTTCGTGATTTTGAAAATGAATGGAGCAAGTGGTTAGGATGTAAGTATTCTCTTTATGTTAGCAGCGGAAGCACAGCAAATCTTCTTCTAATGGCTAGCGTAAAGGAACGATACAATTTAAAAGATGGAGACAAAGTTCTCGTTCCTTCTTGTACCTGGGTAACTAATATATCACCAGTTATTCAGTGTGGTTTTGAACCGATCTTTTGTGACGTTAATTCTACAAATTACTCTTTTGATCCAGATCATCTTATGGATATTGCACGTAAACACAATATCAAGGTTGTTTTCACATCACATCTTCTCGGTTATTCCGCTGACTTGGCTTTCTACAAAAAGATACTTCCGAACGCAATTTTCCTAGATGACGTTTGTGAGAGTCATGGTTGTTTGAATCCAGATGGATCAAAAGTTGGTTCGAACAGTATAGGTGCGACTTTTAGTTTTTATTTTGGTCATCACATGACAACCATTGAAGGTGGTTTTGTTTGTACCAATGATTATGAATTGTATTCCATTATGAAAGCAAAGAGAAGTCATGGACTAGCCCGTGAGTTACCTCCTCAAGATTTTGAAAAGGCAAAGAAGAATTATCCATATCTTCATCCTCAATTTTTGTTTATCACAGAAGGTTACAATGTTCGTAATCATGAAATTTGTGCAGTCCTTGGACTAAGTCAATTAAAACGTCTAGATAACATGATTGCGATTCGTCGTAAGAATGCTGCATTGTTCAATGATATACTGAGTAAATATTCGGATCATTTTTATATTCCTTCAAACTCTGATACTAATTCATCATTTTGCTTTCCTTTGTTGGCCAAAGATGATGATGTAGCTGATAGATTAAAGTCTAATCTAGTTGCTGCGGGTATCGAAACACGTCCTATAGTGAGCGGAAACTTATTAAAGCAGCCTTTTTTACGAAACTATAAGATACAGCCTAATGGAAAAGATTTTATTGATTTGATCCATAAGAATGGAATTTATGTCGGCAACAATCACTTTATTGGTACAAAAGAACTAAATCTATTAGATAAAGTCATAAGAGAATCTATATGAGCAAAGTGTTTGTAGTAACAGGTTGTAATGGATATATTGGCAGTCATATGTGCCATGAACTTGGCGCTATGTATAACGACTGCCACATCATCGGTATTGATAGAGTTGAAAAGAAACATCTAAGGCATCTTTATGATACTTTTTTGAACATTGATCTTGCTTTGGATTCATTCATGTTTCTCAAAGATAAATCAATAGATGCAGTGTTTCATTTTGCCGCTGACATATCAGTAGAGGAAAGTGAAAGAGAGCCGTGGAAATACTATTACAATAATGTAGTGGGTTCCATGAGGTTGATTGATAAAGCTAGATCACTAGGTGTAAAGAACTTCATCTTTTCATCAACTGCGGCTGTCTATGGTGAAAGAAAGGATGCTGCCTTCGGTCATCTAACAGAAGAAATGCCTATGCAGCCTCATTCGGTCTATGCTAAAACAAAAGCAATGGTCGAACAGATACTATCCGAAATTCCTGATATGAATACAGCCCGACTTCGGTACTTCAATGCCGCTGGTAGGGATGTAAAAGCCAATCTATATGAGGAACATGATCCAGAAACTCATTTGATTCCTCTACTAGCACGAAACAAAGAAGCAACGATTTATGGTGACGATTGGCCGACAAGAGATGGAACTTGTATCAGAGATTATGTCCATGTGAAAGATATTTGCCGAGCCCATACACTAGCCTACAGATATATGGAACAGAACAATGAAAGTGTGGTATTTAACGTTGGTAGTGGGAAAGGACATACTGTCAAGGAAGTTGTTGACAAGACGAATAAAATACTACATAATGGTGAAATGAAGGTAAATATCGCACCTCGTCGGGAAGGAGATGTGGCGTATCTCGTAGCGGATACGACTTCCATTCAGACCAAGTTGGATTTTACTCCACAATACACGTTGGATGATATACTGGAAAGTATGAAGAATGGATAAGTGGGAAAAACTAAAATCACTGATTGAGGCAGACTTGTCGTGGATGGTTCATTACTCCCATGACAAGAAGTTTGATAGAACGATGACCGAGAGATATCTCAACATGATGCGGAATTTGGAGCAGGAAGAAAATGAAAATGACAAAGACGAAACCAGAAAGTGATTTCATTTTTGTAAGACGTGAAAAGCCAAATTTCAATACTTCGGAACATACTATTATGTTTAGTATCGAAAGAAATAATGAAAAAACGGATTTGACAGATTTAGTTTATCTAACAACTCATGCTAATGGCGTAGAGGAATGGGTTCATAAAGATACTTATCAATTTTACTATGACCTTATGCATAAGCATGATAATATAAAAGAATGGGTGGGATCCGAAGATCATAAAGATTTTTTGGAAGGATTATCATAATGAAATACACAGCACCAGTAGAATCGTCAACGTTTCTTCTTCGTGACGTTCTAAAGTTCGACAATGAACTTACAGAGCCGATTCTAACCGAAGCAGCAAAACTATGCGAAGAAGTTATTGCTCCTACTAATCAAGCAGGAGATTATGGATGTCAACATCATCAATATGTGGCAGAAAAATACTTCGTTCTTGTTCCAGAAGAGTTCCATGAACCTTGGAAGAAATTCAAAGAAGGTGGTTGGCTTGGTTTATCGGTTCCTGAACAATATGGTGGCCAAGGTCTACCCTATACACTTGCGGCTGCGGTCAACGAGTTTGTATCCTCGTCTAACATGGCTTTCTCTCTTTTTCCTGGCCTTACTCGTGGAAATATTCAAGCACTCCTAGAAGTTGGTTCCGAATATCAGAAAGCAGAGTTCATTCCTAAGATGGTATCTGGTAAATGGACAGGCACCATGAACCTGACAGAACCACATTGTGGAACTGACCTTGGTTTGATTAGAACTAAGGCTGTCCAGGACGATGCTGCCGGTGGATATAGAATCACAGGACAAAAGATTTTCATTTCGTGTGGCGAGCATGATCTAGCAGATAACATTGTTCATCTTGTTCTGGCACGTATTGAAGATGATCCAGAAGGCGTCAAGGGCATTAGCATGTTTCTTGTGCCGAAGTTTTGGATGGACGGTGACGAGAAGATTCGTAACAATGTCTCTTGTGGTTCTATTGAAGAAAAGATGGGCATTCATGGTTCACCTACTTGCGTTATGAACTATGATGGTGCTATCGGTATTCTTGTGGGCGAACGCTGCAAAGGTCTAAATGCCATGTTCATTATGATGAATGAGGCACGTCTCGGTGTTGCTGTTCAAGGTCTATCACAATCGGAGTTGGCTTATCAAAATGCTCTTGCTTATGCCAAAGATCGTATTCAGAGTGCCAAGATTACAGATCCCAAAGGTAAGTCTGTTGCTATCATAGAACATCCTGACGTTCGCCGTATGCTTATGGATATCAAATGTATCAATGAGGCTGGACGACTTCTTGTTCTAGAAGCGGCAATGCTTTGCGATGATAAATCACAAGAAGCACAGGATCGTCTTGGTCTACTAACTCCAGTTCTCAAAGGTGTTCTAACGGATTATGGTTTTGAGAATGCTGTAAAAGCGCAACAGGTCTTCGGTGGTCATGGATACATCAAAGAGTGGGGTATGGAACAGATTGTTCGTGACGCTCGTATCTGCCAAATCTATGAAGGTGCCAATGGTATTCAGGCACTAGACTTGGTTGGTCGTAAGTTGCCAAAGGATATGGGTCGTGCTATTATGACTTTCTTCAATGACAGTGAAGCATTCTTGACCAGTTCTTATGACAAGGACATCAATTCAATAGTTCAGCCAGTTACAACTTCTCTAAATGAATTGAAACAGGCCACAGAATGGCTGGTTGCTAATGGTTTGATTAACCCAAACAATGCCGGTTCTGCATCTTATGACTATATGAAGATGTTTGGTCTTGTGTTACTTGGTATGGCGCATATTCGTATCTGCCTTGCTACTGACGATAAGGACAGACACAATACCGCAGAATACTTTATGAACCGTATTATTCGTGAAACAAACTTTTTGTTATATCGTATTCGTTGCGGTTCACAGTCGATGATGAAGGCGGAGTTATAATATGAGTAAATCTTGTGATTTTACTATGGTGAGACAAGTAATTGACGAAGATGGAACGGGTTGGGGATTCCAATTCTATAAGAAATCTGCCTTACCTGACCTAACAGGTTATGTTTGTTTAGGTGTTCGCAAAGATGGTATGGAAGAATGGGTGCCTGAACGGCAATACAAAGGTTGGAAAATAATCTTTGATAAAAATCACGGAAATTCTGATGAAGGCTGATCTGTAATGTTTTATATTCTTTACATCATAGACAATGAAGGTACAGGATATTTTATGCGTAAGTTTGTAAAAAGACAAAGAGATATAAATCCAGCAACATCATATTGGATGGTACCAGGAACATACGAACTATGAAAAAGATAACAGAACATGTTTACGCTACAGATGATGAAAAATATTTGTCCGCTAGAATACTAGAAGGCGGTTATATCATAGTCGCAAAACAAACATCGAAATATGATGCTGCTACTGTCGCCGCTAGATTTCAAACCTTAGAAGAAGCGAAAGATTGGATTATAAAATATGAAACTGAAACCTTGTCCATTTTGTGGAAATGACGCATTGATAGAGCGATATGGTAATACCAGACAATCTACCAAATATTCTTGTACCTATTGTGGTTGTAGATTAGAAACTGGTGAAACGTTCGATCATGGTGCCGCCTGGAACATAAGAGAGAATTATAGTGACGAATCTATAGAAAATTATGAACGATTTCTTGATGCCGCCCACAAACGATGGGGACGTATTACTATAGATGCGAGTATCGCTAGAACGATGGCTGATTGGATAGAGAAAGGAGAAAATCTGGATCTGGTTGTAAAATGTGTTCGTGATTTGTGTGATTTAGTTGAATGTGAAGAGAAACAGACTGATGACAGAATACTATTATCCTAATGAAGTCAAAATCGTTGTAGAGAATGGTAAGCGAGTTGCTTATCTTAAGGATAACTGGCGAGAGATTAGAGAAAAGAATGAACGCAAAACATCACCAGCGGTGTTGCGTGATACCAAAGTTCCCTGGTCTTTCTGGAAGCCGCCGAACTACTATTGGGGAGCATAAGACGATTTTACAGAATGAAAAACGTCCTTGAATGGAAAGAGACTAATGAGTGAAAAAATATTCTTTGTAACGAGAGACCATGAAGCTGGACCCGGAGAATGGTGCCTTCGATCCACCAGAGTAAGTGGATGGAAGGAACACATAGGACCAAGGACATATGCAATTCTTATTTCTATGATTCTGAACAATAAAGATAAGTATCCAGAACTTGAATCTTTGTTATCTGGTATAGCATATTCTGAACATGTAAATTTTATACACAAAGATGATATTCCACCACGCAAAGTTCAAGAAGAACTTATCAACGCTATCAACAATATAATTGAGACAAAAGGGACTAAAGATGTATGATGAAATCTTTGATGATAATCTCAATGGTGGTATTCCCCACGGTTGCTAGTGCGGCAAATAGTTTCGCACAGCCATATCATTCTTTGAGCGATGGTTCTCCTTCTTCTACTCCAGCCTATTCATGGAGCAATCCTGGTTGGAGTGAAGGAGCGACTTCTGGATACAATACTGGATATGGTATCGCTAGAAGCACGGCAGGAAGCGCCGCTGCACCTGGACCCACTCTGCCAGGAAGAATGTTTCAAGAAGAAGTTATAGAGTGACGAAAATTGATAGCAGATTGTCTAGGATTGACTGTTTTCCATCGGCAATCTGTGTCATACTATTGTCAAGTGATCAATGAGGATCACTAAATACTTGACCAGGTATCCTATCCTGGATACTGGTCAGTAATCAAAAATAGGAGTGATTATATGAGCGTTGTAAATCGATCAGCTTCGGCTGTGGCTACCGGCGTTGATAGACAGGTCGTTGACCTAAGAGGCATGTGGATCGGCTTAGCCCTTCTAAATGTTTTCTACCTAATTGTCCGCATCTATGAACAGGTATTCGGCTGGAGAGCTGGACTTGATTCATTCGCACCAGAGTTCCAGACATACTGGATGTCCATCCTCTGGACAGAAATCCCACTAGAACTAGTTTCAGGTCTTGGTCTTGCAGGTTATCTTTGGAAGACTAGAACCCGCACATGGGCCGCAGTAACTCCACGTGAGGAAATGCGTCGTCTAGTTGTTCTGGTACAGTGGTTGGTTGTTTATGCTGTTGCTATCTATTGGGGAGCAAGTTTCTTCACCGAACAGGATGGTACATGGCATATGACAGTCATTCGTGATACGGACTTCACTCCGTCTCATATCATTGAGTTCTACATGAGTTATCCAATCTATTCAATCATCGCAGTTGGTGCGTTCTTCTATGCTCGCACTCGTATCCCTTACTTCGCACAGGGATATAGCCTTGCGTTCCTGATTGTTGCTATTGGTCCATTCATGATTATTCCAAACGTTGGACTCAATGAGTGGGGTCATACATTCTGGTTTATGGAAGAGCTATTTGTGGCACCGCTACATTGGGGCTTCGTATTCTTTGGATGGATGGCACTAGGTGTCTTTGGTGTTGTGCTACAGATCCTAGGACGTGTTCATTCTCTAGTTGGTAAGGAAGGCGTCGCTCTCCTAACCGAGTAAGGTAAATGTAAACGAATGTAAACTGGGGTGCGACGTTTTGTCGCACCCTTTTTGCTTGACATAAGGGTTTCTTTATGCTATATTGATCCTAACGATGAAAGGATCCTAAATGTCTATATTTGAATGCACCGTAGAATTGACGAAATCCGAGTATGACAACAATAAAAATTTCCATGTTTTTCTTGAAGATGAACAAAAAGACAACTACTTAAATCTTCATTCTTTTGATACCGAAGAAGATGCCCATCATTATATGAATGCCTTGCTTGCTTCTAATTTTTTCGATCCCAATCGATATTGCCTTTATGTTCAAGAAGTCTATTATGACGAAGTTTTTGATATGTGCAAGCGTTGACAAAATCATCTCCTTCTGATATAATCCCTAAAATAGTAATGGAGATTTCTATGCCGCTTCTTCCCGTCTATTATACCACGACCAATCTTCGCAAGCGCAAGCAGACCAAACATGACCGTTCCGAGCATGATGCGTGGTTGGTAAAGATGGGTGTTTCGCCCAAGCAGATTAAAGCAAAGAAGACTGCTAACAAGTCTTGGAAATCTGATTATTCTAATTCATTGCAGGTAGATCGTTCTACCAAACACCACGAAAAATCTTTACAAGAGGTGTGTAACGCACCTGCAAATGCCACGGCCAATCGTTCCGTGATGGCTAATCTACATAAAGAAAACGAAGAAACTCGCAAGGCTATTCTTGATAAAGCCAAGCGTGTTATGCCGCTCTATAACAAGGGCGGGCTTCAGGTTCTGACCGAATCCGATGACCTCAAAGCACTAAACAAGGTGGTAAGATGACCTATACAACAGTGATCAAGTGTAAAATTATCAAACCATATGTTGAACGTTCGCCGTATAGCGAATTTACATGGCACGTATATAATGTAAGTGAAGGATATATCGTGGCCTCTACCTATAGTAAGATTATGGCGGAAACCATTCTCTTTGCTATGAAAGATAGTGGTTATTATCCTGATGAATATGCCATTACCGAAACTTGGAAAGCACCGGAGCCATTGGTATAATGACAAAACTATCTAATGAGGAAGTAATCCAAAAGTTGCGTGATGTTGCGGTGGAAGAACCTTTGCAGGGTTTGATACAGGACGCCGCTGACCGTATGGAACTTATGAGTAAGTTTCTTCGACATAACGTCCTTCCTATGAAACTTGAGGGGGTCTTTTTCATTTGCGGTGAAAGCGGTGAGAAAGATAGAAATGGTATTCCTGAACGAATATTCATTTGTCCAGCATATGGTTCGGATGTGACATATACTTTCAGTCGTGGTAAATCCTCAGCACCGGAGTGGTAAGATGATTTGTTTCAATGAACCTTATAGAGAGGGTCGACCTCTGGTATATCGCCGTCATTCTAATATGACATGGCTCCGCCCATATAATGAAATGATTGTCGGCACATGGTCGGTTCATATCAGACTGGTCAATCAAAGAATGCGTCCTAAGAAGAGGTCTAAATAAATGGGTGAGTATTCATCAATTGGCGAACTAGCAATAAACTGGATCTTTTGGTTTGTTCTAGGCACCTCTGTTTCATTCATTGTAATGGCAGTATTGGATAAGTTCTATGACCCAAACAAAGATTAAAGACGCATTAAAAATTGTAAATAAAATTCACGAAGAAACGCTAAAGACGCTTGCGGAAAGTGAACGCAAGGAGCGTGATCGTAAGTTTATGTTGGAGATGGCAGAAGATGTATGGCAAAAATGCAAAGGTATACCCATTCCCAAAGACTACTCGGAGGAGGATCGTTTGTCAATATTTGAGCGATACTACCACCGAGCCGTTGCCAAGTCGCAAGGTGAATGATAAGATTTATTGGCCCACAATGTTAGGCATTGTCATTGGTTTGGCATATGTTTCTATATTGTTTTTTCTATAAGGAGTTACTATGAAAGAGTTGGTCTTTGCTATCATAAGCATTTGTCTAAATACTGGTGAATGCGAAACCCATCAAATGAAGGTAGAACCTCGTGTTTGCCAGTTGCATTCTGTCAAGGCTCAAGTTCCTATGGGTGGTGACTGGAAGGATGCTACAGTAAAGTTCAAATGCTAAAAGGAGAAATGTATGCTAGAAGTAAAGACAACGGTTAGTATTGGCGCCATCACAGAGGCTTATTGCCTACTAACTTCTTATCTTCGTGAGGAAGGTAAAGTTCGTTCCTCCTATGATAGCGATAAACTACAGAAGGCAGTATTGTTTCTCGCCGAGATTATAAAAGAAGGTGAGTTTGGTATAAATAAGATTTCTATCAATGAAGATATTCCTGACCATGACGGTACAGGCTTAGCGTAAGAGAAGGTGATTATTATGAAGAAGATTTTGGTTGTTACTGCACTACTATTCAGCACGGCTGCAATGGCCGATCCATACGGCACTTATTACAATCCCGTTCAGGATCCACCGTTCACTGGTGACTGGTCAGTTCCTGTTCATCGTGGCATGTATTGTGTCCAGGGAACTTGGCATCGTGGTTGGCTTCGTCCTTGGGAAGGTTCTATCGTTATCAAGCCCTCTTGTGGCACCGCAGTCTACCAGATTCCAGGCTAAATAGTTTAGTGCCCCTATGGCAGAGTGGTTATGCGGTCGTCTCTAAAACGACTTTACGTGGGTTCAAGTCCTACTAGGGGCACCATTCAACAAAAGGAGAATAATATGAAAGAAGTTTTTATGTAGGTTGCTAGATCACCACCCTTGTTTCCTAATTCACATTATGAACCAGTTATTAGAAAGGAAACAAAATGAGTATTGAACTAAAGATTAAATCAAAGCACCTCGGACTAGAAGCAAAAGTTATCAAGCACGAGGAACGTAAACTCAAAAAGCAAATTCGCTGGATGTCCAGTCGTCAGGCTCTTCCGCTGAATCTTGTGTATAAGTATCAGTCTATTCATAATCACCGTGTATGGGATGTTCGGAACGAAAATCGTGCCACATTTCTTGCCCGTGCTTATCTTGCCGGCAAACCTTATCGGTCTGTTGAGAATAAGCGTAAGGACGAATCAGTATTCAATGATTGGATTCTGCCTAGAGTGTTTGAAATGGTGAACAAGTATGGTCCTAAGGAGAATACAATCTATAAAGGTTTTAGGGAACCATATAAAGGTGCAAATCATAAAGTTCATTGCTACGATAAAGAACAGCTTGAAGCGTTTATGAATAAACTAAAAGAGTGGGCTAAACTTGACTAAACTCTAAATAGAAGTGGACCCTCGGGTCTACTTTCGAAAGGAGAATATGATGTTTCCATATAAAACATATCTAATGGCTCTAGTTGTATCTGTTCTACCATGGGTAACCGAAAAACTCGGCATGGTCGATTGGAATGGATTGCTACTAGGTTGGGGCGTGCCAGAAAACATGGTCGTTCCAGCAGCAACCGCAGTTAGCGGTGTTATCATGATTGTAATGCGTTTCATTACACAGGTAACAACCGTTCATACTGCTCTATTGACAGAGCCACCAAAAGAATAAAGAATTGGGCGGATTTACTCCGCCCTTTTCACTCTAGCGTCAGCGTCTTTCAGAAACTTACGAATACTTTCTATGGAGCTTTTACATGTCAAATTGTTCTTATGTAATTGAACAATCAACTTGGCAACCTGACTGTCCGTCAGAGTGTTCCAGTTCGGAAAATGTTTCACAACAGGACAGTAATACATTGCCTCGTCAGGATGCACAACCATATGACGATATGATTTCACAACCTGCTTCGTGTCATTACAAGAAGCCAGTAGTATTACTGCTACCAATAGAATAATCTTTTTCATTTCATTTCTCCAAGAGACTTGATAGTGTCTTTCAATATCTGTGAGGACTCTTTGTCACGACCAGCACCAACATGCTTATCAATTTGTGTATTGATTGCCTCTAGTTTCTTTTCTAGTTCCTTGTTCTCCAGAAGAAGTTCATTGATTCGTTCCGACCTTGTTCTATACAGGTCTTCCACTTCACCGATATATCTATCACGATCCTTTACGGTTTGTTCCAACTGTTTGATGTTATACTGTTGGAGAGCTATTTGTTTTTCCTGATCAACAATCTGCCTGTGTTTGGAATACATACCGCCAACAAGTCCAAAAACAAGAACCAAAATGGAAATCCACTTCAAAGCACCTGATGTAATTAGTGATAAAAGAATTGTGGGCATCTTGACACCTCCGAGCGTCCTGCTATACTATATATCTATGCGAGGAAAGAAATGATTCTATGTTCCTGTAACGCTCTATCATCCAACACAATCAAACAAATTCTAACCAATCACGAAGGAGATGTTCCTTCTGTCCAACAGATTATGGAGAAACACGGTTGTTCCGTAGTTTGTGCGACTTGTGCCCATACCATCAAAGTTGAGATAAGGAAACATTATGAAAACGTATCAATACTACGAACAGAATGTTGATGAACCTATAACAATCACCGATCAACAAATTCTATACGACTATTGGAATTATTGGGAATGTAAGATGGTTCAAAAGTTTGGTGATGGTGATCCGAGAATCAATCACGAAAATTGTATTCAAGATTGGATCACAACTCATGGAGCATGGGAGAAAAAAGTATGATGAAAAAATATAAAATTTGTGCTGAACCCGATTCTTTTAGAGCAGGAAAACTTTACTGGAAAGTTTGTGTTCGTGAATGGGTTCTTATCTTTCCTAGTTGGAGATGGATTGCAACGTATAATTCAAGAGAAGATGCTTTGAAGTCTGTCAATGAACTTATTGAAGCAGGAAAGGCTATTTACAAATGAGAGTAAAAATCGGGCCGTATAAGAATTGGTATGGACCATATCAGATTGCTGAATGGGTTACATTTCTAAACGACGACCAGAAGGATAGACTAGGTGATTGGCTAGCCCAGACTTGGCTTACCAATATCTGCGACTGGATTTATAAAATTCGTGGTGAACGCACCATTAAGGTTCGTATTGATCCATATGATACTTGGAATATGGACAATACTCTTGCCCACATCATTCTACCTATGCTCAAGCAGCTAAGAGATACCAAGCATGGTTCTCCTATGGTTGATGACGAGGATCTTCCTCCACATATGCGTTATAGTGATCCCAAGGTTGATGAAAATGGTTGGGATATGGGTGACAACTGGGTTCACTATAAGTGGGAATGGGTTCTCAATGAAATGATTTGGACATTTGAGCAGGAACTTATTCCTTATGAAAACTGGCAGGAACAGTTCTATCATGGCACTCCTAATTATGTAGAAATTCCAGTGCCTTGTGAAGAAGATGGATTTAAAATACATCGACACGTAGATGCCTCTAAGGATTGTTTCAAACTAGAACAAACTAATCCTGATTATTGGGTTGACTATGAAGGCATGAAGCGTTATAATGAACGCATTCAGAACGGCTTCCGACTATTCGGAAAGTATTATCAGAACCTGTGGGACTAAGGAGAATATGGTATGCACATTCTAGAAAGATATTATCTTGTTGATGATAATGGTAACGAACATGAATTGAAATGTAAGGTTCAGACAGATATTGCTATGTTGAGAGAAGAAACGAATCATACTGCAAATAAAGAATTGCTAAAAATTAGAAACAACGAGTTGTTAGCTGAATTGTCATTGATGGGTGTTCAGTAAAAGGAGAATAACATGGTACCTTCAAGTGAAAGCAACATGCACGTCCTAGAGACTGCATTCAAGCAGCGTGCCTTTGATGGCAAGTGGGAACGAATTGTCAAGATTATGGATCTTGATAACTCTTATTCATTCGTGAATGAGAATGGTAATCGCACTACTCTAATTCCAGAGAAGTGGGTAACGGTCGGTGTTTACGACCTTTTGATGGAGATTGTTGACTAATGGCTAAGACAGAAAATCTAAAACTTGTTCACATGATGACTGGCGAGGAGTTCATTGGAGAACTTATCAGCGAGACAGAGACCACTATCACGGTAAAGAATCCGGTTCGCATCGTTGTTATTCCAACTGCGGATCAGAACAATCCAAAGGTGGCATTCGGTCCTTATACACAGTGGACTGACGATAAACACTTGACAATCAATCGTCATCATGTTACATATATCGCTGCACCAATCAATGAGTTTGTCAATCAGTATACCTCTATGTTTGGTGGTCTAGTCCTTCCAAGATCAGAGATTATTAAGCCTTAATGAAAAAACTTTATACGAGCGTTGAGGTATGGGGTGGCAAAATCCTATACCGTGGAATCGAAAACGGTCGTCGTGTGCGACACAAGGTGGATTACAACCCCACCTTGTTCGTCGCTGCGAATAAGCCTATCAAGTATACCACCATTTACGGTGAGTATGTCGCACCTATAAAACCAGGCAACATCCGAGAGTGCCGAGATTTCGTAAAACAGTATGAAGGTGTGGATAACTTCAAGGTTTATGGCAATCAGAAATATCATTATTGTTTCATCGCCGACGAGTTTCCTGGTACGATTGACTGGGACGCCTCGCAAATCCGTATAGCCAATATCGATATCGAAGTTGGCTCCGAGAATGGCTTTCCAGAACCAGAACTCGCCAATGAACCGTTGACAGCAATCACGGTATTGGTTGATGGCGTCTTCCATACATTTGGAACAGGTCCATATAACACCAAGCGCCATGATGTGGTGTATTATAGATGTGCCGACGAGTTTCAACTTGTTAGCATGTTTCTTGGCTGGTGGCAACAGGATCATCCGGATATCATTACAGGTTGGAACGTAGAACAGTTCGATATTCCTTATCTTGTAAATCGTATTTCTAAACTGTATGGTGATGAAGTAAAGAAACTTTCGCCATGGAACGTTATCAATGCCAAGACACTGGATCTTGGCATGAATCGTAAGGGACAGGGTTATTCCATTCTTGGTGTGGCTACTCTGGACCTAATGGCACTATATAAGAAATATGCTCCTGATGGCAAATCGCAAGAAAGCTATCGTCTAGACAACATTGCGAATGTTGAGCTAGGTGAGCGTAAACTATCATATGAAGAATTTGGTTCACTTCATAATCTCTACAAGGAAGATTATCAGAAGTTCATTGACTATAACATCAAAGACGTTGATCTTGTGAACCGACTTGATGAAAAGCACAAGTTTATTGAACTTGCTCTAACTCTTTCATATGATAACAAATGTAACTACGAGGACGTGTTCGCACAAGTCCGTATGTGGGACGTTATTTGCTTTAATCATTTGAAGGCGAAAAACGTGGTCGTCCCTCCTATTGAAAGACACGAAAAGGAGGCTGCCTATGTTGGCGCTTATGTTAAAGACCCTATTACTGGTTTCCATGATTGGGTGGCTAGTTTTGATGTTAACTCAGAGTATCCGTCTGTTATTATGGGGACCAATATCTCTCCTGAGACGATTATCGAACCTAGTGCTTATAGCGATTGTATGCGGTCTATTATATCCGCTAATGTCACTGTTGATGGCCTTCTTAATAAGTCTATTGATACATCATGTCTAAAGGAAGAGAACGTTTGTTTGGCTGCTAACGGTCAGTTCTATCGCCGTGACAAGCAAGGCTTCATGGCTGAAATGGTTGAAAAGATGTTCGCTGATCGTAAGATATACAAGAAGGCAATGTTGGATGCACAAGCACAATATGAAAATGAAATCGACGAAGCAAAGAAGAAAGAACTTAAAAAGACCATTGCAAAATACAACAACCTGCAACTCTCCAAAAAAGTATCGCTCAACTCGCTATACGGTGCGATGGGTTCACAGTATTTTCGGTTTTTCGATTTACGAAATGCGATTGCAATCACGACTACGAGCCAATTGTCAATACGCTGGATCGAAAGATCACTTAATAACTATCTCAACAAACTACTGAAAACGGAGAGCGATTATGTTATTGCAGTCGATACTGATTCAGTTTACCTTGCACTTAAGGATGTGGTATGCCAGACGTTGCGTGGCGATGTTAAGGATACTGCAAAAGCCATCGCTTTCATGGACAGAGTATGCGAAAGTAAATTGCAACCTGTTATTGATAAGGCTTGCGGAGAGCTTGGCGAATACACTAACGTCTTTCAGCAAAAGATTGTCATGAAGCGAGAGGTCTTGGCAGACAAAGCAATCTGGACTGCCAAGAAGCGATACATTCTAAATGTCCATAACTCCGAGGGTGTGCAGTATGCCAAACCCAAGAAGAAGGTTATGGGTCTAGAGATGATTAAGTCATCGACACCGACCGCATGTAGAGACAAACTAAGAGAATCCATTGATGTTATCTTTGACGCAAATGAAGAAGCTATCCAAACTTTCATTCAAACTTTCCGTAGTGAATTTGAAACTCTGCCTTTGGCGGACATTGCATTTCCTCGTGGCGTCAATGGACTGGATAAGTATTCAGACAAGAAAAGCATATATGGATCCGGTTGTCCTATCCATGTTCGTGGTTCTCTCATATACAATCACTTTCTATCTACTCATAAACTTACTAATAAGTATCAACTAATCAAAGGTGG